GTAAGTGGCGCTGCCACCATGCCACACAACGAAGTTTTCGCGAATGATCGGCTGCGACAGCGAACGCGGGTAATAGCGAACACTAAGCATTTTTTTCCCGGCGGCGCTTGTCTCAACCGACCAGTTCCAACTGGTGACGGGTATCGTCTCCTCCGCCGCGTCACTCAGGATCGGATCATCGTGCAGCTTCAGGCTTGGCGGCTTGCGCTCCCATACGTGGCCGCATGTCGGGCATTCCATAACGGACAGGTGGACAAGCGTATCGCACTCAGGGCAGACCTTGACGGGGGCATCCCCGGCCTTCTGGCCTGGCTTGCGCGGGCGCGGATTGTCAAACGGGCCATGCGTTGAGACAATCCCGGCGAAGTCCAGCACAAGGCAATCCTTCTTGCCATCCGCTGTCCGCGTTCCCCGACCCAGCATCTGCACATAGAGGCTGGTGGATAGCGTCGGCCGGCAGGCGGCGATCAGGTCCACGTTGGGGGCGTCAAACCCGGTCGTGAGAACATTGGCGTTGGTGATGGCCTGTATGTCGCCACGCTTGAAAGCGGCGATAATGTCAGCGCGTTCGTCGGATGGCGTCTCGCCGACAACGGTTGCGGCTGTCACGCCTTGTCGCAACAGCGCATCGCGCAGGCCGTAGGCGTGCGCCACGGAGACAGCAAACACGATCCAGCTACGCCGATCGCCTGCGTGCTGGATAATTTCCGCCGCAACGTCGTCATTCGTCTTCAGGTCGTTCACGGCGGCGTCAAGATCAGCCTCGACATATTCCCCGCCACGCCGCCGCACATTATCGAGGTCATACGTTGTCGCCGTGCGCTTGCACGTCAGCCGTGCAAGGTGGCCAGCCTTCAACAGCTCCATGTAAGTGACGGGCACGATCAGGCTGGAAAACAGCGCAGGCGGATCTGTTATCATGCCATGCCCCAGCCGGTAGGGCGTCGCCGTCAGGCCGATGACACGCAGGGCCGGGTTGATTGCTGTAAGGTCGTCGATCAGCTTCCGATACTGCCCAGCGGCGCCCGCTGGGATGCGGTGCGCCTCGTCAACAATGAGCAGATCAACATGCCCGATCTCGTCAGCCTTACGCGCCAGGCTTTGCACGCCGCCGAACACGATTGATTGCGATGCGTCCCGCTGGCGCAGGCCGGCGGAGTAGATGCCCAGCGGCGCAGTCGGCCAGTATTCGCGCATCTTGGCGGCGTTCTGTTCGATCAGCTCTTTAACGTGCGTCAGCATCAGGATGCGCGTCTCTGGCCACTCGCGCAAAGCTTCCTGGCAATAGGCGGCTATGACGTGAGACTTCCCGGACCCGGTAGGCATCTCAATAACGGGATGCCCCTCCGGATGCCGGGTAAACCAGTCGTTAAGCATGTCGATGGCGCGCTGCTGGTAATCTCTCAAAGCCATGTCAGAAAGGCACCTGAGAATTGATCAGGTCAAAGCTGGTTCGCGCGCCCGTCTCCGGGTCGCCGTTTCGCTCGACCTTGCCGTCTATCTTCCAGACGCCCGTCACGCCGTCGTCGCTTTCCATCATCTCCCACGGCACAAGGTCCGGGTGCAGGACATGGCTGGTGCAGCCCTTGCGCTGGGCGGGGACGGGGATCACGTCATCAAAGACCCCGCAATGCCAGTAGCCGTCAGGCCGCGCCGTCGCGTGAGCGCACGTCCTGCAATTGACCTCGCGCGTGAGCTTCGTGCCGTGGCAAAACGTGTAAGCCGGGCAGAATTTGCATTGATACCAGGCAGGGGACGCGCCCGCGACTGGCTCTGGCATCCTGTCGGCTTCGCTGATGCGGTGGCCCCGCTCTATCGCCGCAGTCGCCGCCGCCTTGTCATAGTGGATCCGCTCAACGTGCAGGCGGTCATCGTTCTTGTTGACGCCAACATACAGCGCCCGATCCAGCCCCGCGCCATGCATGTAAACTTGCATCTGGACCCAGTGCATCGGCTTGGCCTTGGCCACACCGACCTTCTCAAGCTCCGCAAAGCTCTTGTCATTATGCGTCTTGAACTCGGCGACGTGCATTGCCTTTGGCGCTTCGGGAATGTTGGACACGATGGCGTCCGCCGATCCCGAGATGTGACCGCCAAACGTATAGTGCGCCTGCGTGCTTTCGATCTTGACGCCAGCCAGTTCAAGGTCGGCAAGCATGGTTGCCTCCTCGTTCTGCCCGCGCCGGAACAGGCGCAGGATGCGTCCCTCAAACTCCTCGATGACGGCCCATCGAAAGGACAACCACAGCCAGCGGTCGCAAGGATGGCCGAGGGCGCTTGCACCCATGTGGGGGCGAGGCATACGCCCCGCCGCCTCAGAGTGGCGCTTGTCGATTAAGGTAACCAGGCCATTCTCAGGCGGCGGGATGCGCATTATTTCCTCCACGGCGGTGCTTTGGCGGCGGGGGCTTTGGGTGCGTCCGGTTGCGCCCACTGCGGCTTCGCGGCGTCAGGCTTCGCAGCCGCCGGCGTCCCTCCAGCCCCATGCTTCCACCCACGCACCTCGTTGCGGGCGGCGTACTCACCGTCAGCGGCCTGCACGTCGAGCTTGATCTCGCACGTTCCGCCGATCAGTTGGTCGGTGTCCTGTATCTCGGCAAGGCCGATCGCGCGCATCAGTTCGCCGAGTTGCTGGCGGCCGATCTGTTCGGCCTTGGGGTTGGGATTGCGGATGTTGAGGTTGCCAAAAATCACGCGGCCCTGATGAGCTGGCCCGACGATGTCGTAACGCACTTTAATATACTGACCGTTTCCGGCCTTGGTCGCCTTGACCTCGGCGGAGTGGATGCGCGCGGCGTACCAGCCTGGCGGGACCGGATCGTAAGAGCGGTCACTTTCTGGCAGCGATCCGATGCTGATGGTTTCATCAAGTCTCATGACTTCGTTTCCTCTTTTGTGATTGAGAATGACGCGCGGCCGGGCGTCACGGTTATGGCTTCAGACAAGACGTCGGTGATCGCTGGAGCCGCAGCTTTCCACAGCGCCATGTTGACCTCTGGCTTCCAGCGGAACAGTTGACCCAGATGCGCAGTCAGCCCGCGCGCCTCTGCAACTTCCTGCAGCTTGTCGCCGTCAATCTTCCAGTTATCGCGCGCCGTCAGGCGGACCTTGTGTCCAGGCCATTCAAGATGGCCGCTTTCAAGCATCTCGTCTTCAATCTGCCGGCGGCGTTCAGTCCATTCGGTTTCGGCTTGCTTCGCCTCAAGCCAGAGGGCGGCGAGGTTGTCTTCCTTGAGCACAAATGGAGGTAGGCGGCTCATTCATTCCCCCTGTATCTTGGCAATGATCGCCCCAAGGTCCGGCGCTTCCCATGCGTCCAGCCGGCCAGAGCGATCCTTCGCCAGCCAGAGACCGTCGCCGTCACACATCAGCCCGCGCTGCGGCACGCCTTCGGCGTCCTTCTCGACCCGCAGGGCCAGCACCTCGTCGAAGAAGTAAGGCAATTGCTGGCCCGACTTCTGGCCGGGCATGGATGGCGCGTAGAGGATGCGACCCATTTCGTCCTGGCTCTTGTCCAGCTTTGCGCTCATGTAGACATGTTTGCCGGGAAGGTCGCGGAATGCGCGGATAATGTGCGCCATTGCTTCCTGCATCGCGCCGTAAGCCTGGCGCGGGTCTTTTGCGATGCGCTTTTCATCTCCAAGCACGACCTCGGCAATCTCGCTGACACTATCCAGCGCGACAGACTGATAGTCCGCCGCCTCGTCAGAGCCGGTCAGCCATTCGAGGGCGTCAGTCAGGTCGGAGATGTTTCCAATCTCGATGTATGCCAGGTCAGCGCCCGCAATCGAAAGCAGCCCAGCCTCCGCCGACAGCGTGATGGGGTTCGGGAGTGTAGGGATTAATGAAGTCTTGCCCGCGCCGGCTTGTCCGTACACGAGCAGTTTAACGCCATCACGCGCAAGTGCGCTCGTGCGCTTAAGGTTAATTGCCATGTGTCTCTTCCTGTTTCGCCCTGTCGGCTTATCCGGTCGGGCAGGATGTTTATTGCACAGCGTGCACGGATGTGCAACCCTGATTTAAACAGGAGACGGAAATCATGGTGGACGTGACGCAGATATTCGGCGGGCCGTGGCGTCTGCCGACGCCGGTGGCGATCGACGAGCAAATCCGCCAGGCAATGGCGTCGGCTGGCATAACACCGCCACCGTCGATCGAGATGGATGGCAAGCTGCATCGCTACGCAACCGGCAGCAAAGGCCAGCCGGGCCACGACAAGCCGGGATGGTATGTGTTCTTCCCCGATGGCGTTCCGGCGGGAATGTTTGGCGACTGGCGCACTGGTGCTTCCAGCACGTGGCGCGCGGACATTGGTCGTGAATTAACACCTGTCGAGTTGGCATCAGTCTCCCGCCGGCAGGCCGAGGCGCGAACCGCGCGTGACGCCAAGGCCGCCAGCGCCGCCGACAGTGTCGATCTGATCTGGTCACAGGCGGGACCCGCCAGCCCGGATCATCCCTACCTTATGCGCAAAGGCGTTAGCGCGCATGGCCTGCGCATCACAGGCGACGGCCGCCTGATGGCGCCCCTGTTCAACACCGACGGCACGCTGTCTTCCCTCCAGTATATCGACGCAGAAGGCGGCAAACTTTATCACCCGGGCGGCGCAACAGGCGGCAAGTACTGGAGCGTTGGGTTACTTGAGGGTGACCTGATCTACATTGCCGAGGGCTTCGCCACGGCCGCCACCATCCATGAAGTCACCGGCAAGCCCTGCGTCGTCGCCTATAGCGCATCGAACCTCGTCCCAGTGACAGGGGCCATAACTACCACTTACCCTTCGGCAAGAGTTGTGATCGTCGCCGACAATGACGCATCCGGCGTCGGGCAGCGCTATGGCGAGCAGGCCGCCGCAAAGCACGGCGCCCGCCTTATCCTCGTCCCCATCCCCGGCGATGCCAACGATTACCGCGCCGCGGGCCACGACCTCGCGGCATTGCTTAACCCGCCGATCGATCAGTGGCTGATCCCTGCTGACGATTTCAGCGCCCAGCCCGCGCCTATCTCATGGCTGGTCAAGGGCTGGCTGCAGGACAAGGCCCTGATCATGGTTCACGGGCCATCCGGGGGCGGCAAAACCTTCCTTGTCCTCGATTGGGTCCTGACAATGGCGGCCGGGCGCCGGGAATGGAATGGCCGCAAGGTCCGCCCCGGCCCCGTGGTCTACCTTGCCGGCGAAGGGCATCAAGGCTTGCGCGGCAGGGTGGCCGCGTGGAAGCAGCACCACAGCGTCGCGCGTCTCGACATGTGGCTGTCGAAGGGCGGCTGCGACCTCAACACCCGCGAAGGCCTGCGGCGCGTTTCCGACGCGGTCCGCGAGCTTCCTGTTACCCCTGCCGTCATCGTGGTCGACACCCTGCACCGCTTCCTGAACGGGGATGAGAACAAGGCGCAGGACGCCAAGACCATGCTCGACGCCTGCGCCGAGCTGATGGAGGTGTTCTCCTGCGCCGTCGTGCTGGTTCATCACACCGGCGTGAGTGATGAGGCCCAGCATCGGGCGCGCGGATCCTCCGCCTGGCGCGGGGCGCTGGATATCGAAGTCTCGGTCGTTCCGCAGGACAACGGAACCATGCAGGTTGTCCAGCGCAAGAGCAAGGACGCCGAGCTGGCCGAGGACATCACCGTTGAGCTGATGTCGGTGCCGATCACAGGCTGGCTGGACGAGGATGGCGAACAGGTCACAAGCGCAGTCGTCTCCCTTAGCGAGCGCCGGGCCAACGTGAAGGTTCACC